TTGAAGGTGACGGCTGCGGACAGCGGTACGGTCGGCGGGTCGCAGTCCGGCTTCGTGCTGGTCGACGAGCTCTGGCTGTTCGGCAAGCGCGCCAACGCGGTCGACATGATGGAGGAAGCGATCGGCGGCCTCGCCTCGCGCGAGGAAGGGTTCGTCATCTATCTGACGACACATAGCGACGAGCCGCCGGCCGGCGTGTTCAAGGAGAAGCTCGAATATTTCCGCGACGTGCGGGACGGGCGGATCAATGATCCGCACAGTTTCGGTATGTTGTTCGAGTGGCCCGAGGCGATGATCAAGTCGAGCGCCTATCTGAAGCCTGAAAATTTCTACGTCACCAATCCCAATCTCGGCCGCTCGGTCGGGCGCGACTTCATCGCCAAGAAGCTGAAGAAGGCCGCCGCCGGAGAGGAGGAAATCGACGAGGATACCGGCGAGAGCGAAACCTTGCAGGTGGTGCTCGCCAAATATCTCAACGTCGAGATCGGCTTGCGTCTCCGCCGCGATCGCTGGCGCGGGGCCGATCATTGGGAGCGGGCCTCCGATCCGGCGCTGGTCTCGCTCGACGATCTGATCGCGCGCTGCGATGTCGCGGTGGTTGGGGCGGATGGTGGCGGGCTCGACGATCTGTTCGGGCTGGCGGTGCTCGGCCGATGCCGCGAGACGCGCGCCTGGCTCGCATGGATGCACGCCTGGGTGCAGCGATCGGCGCTCGACATCCGACGGGATATCGCGCCCGCGCTGCTCGATTTCGAAAAGGATGGCGATCTCACCATCTGCGACGATCCGACCCAGGATCTGGAGGAGATCGCCGCGACGATATTGCGGCTGAAGGATGCCCGGTTGCTGCCGGAGAAGGACGCGATCGGGCTTGATCCGCATGGCGTCGCCGTATTGGTCGACGTGCTGTCGGAGGCCGGGATCGGCGACGATCAGATGATGGCGGTGCCACAGGGTTTCCGCCTCAATTCGGCGGTACTGGGGGCGGAACGCAAGCTGGCCGACGGCACGTTGCGCCATGGTGGCCGCCGGATGATGGCATGGTGCGTCGGTAATGCGAAGGTGGAGCAGCGCGGTAACGCCGTGCTCATCACCAAGCAGATTTCGGGCAAGGCGAAGATCGATCCGCTCATCGCGCTGTTCAACGCGGTGATGCTGATGACGCGCAACCCTGAGCCCGCGCGCAAGGATTATCGGATGTTGGTGCTCGGCTGAAAGAGAAGGTCATGCAGAACAGAGCTTTTTCCCTGCTCACGATCAAGGCGATCGACGAGGAGAGGCGGATCATCACGGGCATCGCCTCGACGCCTTCGCCCGATCGCATGGGTGATATCGTCAATCCGCTCGGCGCGAAGTTCGAGCTGCCGCTGCCCCTGCTCTGGCAGCATTATCATGATCAGCCGGTCGGCCATGTCACTGACGCGAAGATGAGCAAGGACGGCATCACCTTCACTGCCCAGCTCGCTCAGACCGACGAACCCGGCACGCTCAAGGATCTGCTCGATTTCGCCTGGCAGAGCATCAAGCTCAAGCTGGTCGCCGCCTTCTCGATCGGCTTCCGGCCGCTGAAATATGCCTTCATCGCCGATGGCGGCATCGAGTTCGAGGAGTGGGAATGGTATGAGCTCAGCGCCGTCACCATCCCGGCCAATGCCGATTGCACGCTCGCCTCGGTGAAATCGCTCGACGCCGCCTATCGCAAGGCCGCCGGCGTTCCCGAACCTGAAATTCCGCAACCCGAAACGGCCGCCGCGTCTGGCAAGGGCCGCGTCGTCAAGCTGGATGTCCCCGCCCGCGATCGTGCGCCTCCATTCGTCATCCGCCAGATCAGGCGGACCCGCTGAAAGGGCAAGAGACATGAAATTCGCTGAACAGATCAGCGCCTTCGAAACGAAGCGCGCGGCACTGGTGGCCGCCAACGAGGCCATCATGACGAAGGCAGCCACCGAGGGCGCGACCCTCGACGCCGCCGAGAAAGAGACTTTTGACGGCAACCAGGCCGATGTCGAGGAGATCGATGATCACCTCAAGCGCCTCCGCGCGATGGAGCGCGCCAGCGCGGTCGAAGCCAAGCCGGTCAACGGCGTGAAGAACGCCGATGATGGCTCCGCCGCGCGCGGCGGCCAGATCGTAGTCAAGCAGCAGCCGAAGCTTGAGCCGGGCATCGAATTCGCTCGTCTCGTCAAGTCGCTTGGCGCTGCCAAGGGTGACATGGGCCGGGCGATTCGCATCGCGACCGCGCGTTATGGCGATGACAGCAACGCGGCCGGTTCGCTCAAAGCGATCGATCTGCGCGGCGGTTCCTCGCTCGAATTCTCTGGCTTCGAGGCATTCCGGAAATCTGCAGTCACGGCCGGCTCGGTGGTCTCGGGCAACTGGGCGTCGGATCTGGTGCTGACCGAAGGCGGCGCATTCGCGGACTTCGCCGAATATCTCCGTCCGCAGACGATCATCGGCAAACTCAACCTGCGCCAGGTGCCGTTCGATACCGCGCTCGGCATCTCGACCAGCGCCGGCGCCGGCTACTGGGTCGGCGAGGGCCAACCCAAGCCGCTCACCAGCTTCAACTTCGACAAGACGACGCTGAGCCCGCTCAAATGCGCGAACATCGTCGTGCTGACGCAGGAGCTGCTGATGCGCGAATCGGCGAATGCCGAGGTGATGGTGCGCGACGAGATGCGCAACGCGGTCGTCCAGCTGATCGACACGGCGTTCATCGATCCGAGCAACGCCGGCACCGCCAACGTCAAGCCGGCCTCGGTCGCAAACGGCGCGTCGCATTCGGCGGCGTCGGGCACCGGCGATGCGGATGATGTCCGCGCCGATCTGCGCTCGCTGATCAACGAGTTCATCGCCGCGAACCAGCAGGGCGGCGAGATCGTCATCCTGATGCGCGCGACCGATGCGCTCGGTGCCAGCATGATGGTGAACGCGCTTGGCCAGCCCGAATTCCCGAACATCAGCATGGGCGGCGGCGCGCTGTTTCCGGGGCTTTCGGTGGTCACCTCGCAGACCGTCCCGGCGGGCACGATCATCGCGCTGCAGCCGAGCGAGATCTTCCTCGCTGACGATGGCGGCTTCAGGGTCGACATGTCGACCGAGGCGTCGCTGCAGATGCTCGACAATCCGACCAACGCGACGGCCGACGGTACGGCCACCAGCATGGTTTCGCTGTGGCAGAATAACTCCATCGGTTTCTTGTGCGAGCGGATCATCAACTGGAAGAAGCGCCGTTCGACCGCCGTTGCCTATCTGACCGGCGCGGCCTGGGGCGGCTCGGTCAACGATCTCAGCTGATCGTTTTCCTAACGGAGGGGGCGGTTCGCGCCGGCCCCTCATCTTCGGAGTTTTTGCGCGTGGATCTGATCGCCGCCAAACCGATGCGCTACAAGACGCGCCGGCTGATGCCAGGGGATGCCTTCCAGGCCGATGACCGCATGGGCCGCATCCTGGTGAAGGCGAAGCGCGCGCGTGTCGACGCCGCCCCTGCTCCCGCCATGCCCGCCGCGTCCGATGATCTGGCGGCGCTGCGCGCGCAGTACCAGGCCAAGACCGGCAAGCGTCCGTTCAACGGCTGGGATGCGGTGACGCTGCGCCAGAAGATTGCAGCCGCATGAGAATTCCTAGACCAGTGCCACTTCCCCAGGATGTGGCGACATTACGGGAAGCTGCAAAATTGCTGGCCATGTCTGCTGTAAAAAATGAGCAGCAAGCGGATGAATATCTGAATGCCGCTCGCAAATGCTTCAACCTGAGTGATGAAATGCTTGGCCAGAGATGACCGCATCGCTCGCCTATCGCAATCATGAGGCCGCGATCCTGCGCGGCGACGTGCCCGAAAAATATACCCGCCTGCTGCCGCACATCAGCGGCGATAGCATCATCGAATTCGGGTCGGCCGAGGGCGTACTCGCGCTGACGCTCGCCAATCAGGGCAAGTCGGTTGTGGCCGTCGAGCGCAACCCCTTACGCCACGCCGCCGCGCTCGCGTTGCGCGATCACTGGCTTAAGACCGGGGTGCTCCACAGCGGCAAGATTTCGCACGTGGCGATGGGCGCGATTGAGGCGTTGAGGCTGGCTGAGGTCGGCACCTTCGACACGCTCGTCGCGGTGCGGATGATCTATTATCTGCGCGAGGATCTCGACACGGTATTCGCAGCGGTCGCCGAGAAAATCCCCAACGTCGTCCTCTGCGGCAACCGCAACCGCGCGGTGCGCTGGCATGCCG